GAAGTTGGAGCAATTTACGCTGCTTCAGTTTCTGGAGGTTCTGCTGCATTACAAACAGCTGTAACACATTTTATATGCGTTGCTGTTGGACAGTCTTGTAACACAACAAACGTAAGTCATAAAAATGTGCAATTTATAGGAGCACATTTAAAATCTGGTTCAGAAGGTTCAGCTGTTCAAGTAGAACAATGTGCAGATGGTTCAGATTTAATAACTGTAGATGCTGCTGGTGTTTTAACTTTAACATATACTGGTAATCTTGGTTATTATGACGGCGGTACATATAGTGGTAAAGATGGTTTATTCCAAGGAGAAGCTTCATTTGTAGATGATAAAGAATTTGTTTATTATCCAGCTTATGGAGGATGGAATGAAGGTGCTGCAATTGGTATGGACACAAGTAAAAAAGTAAGACGTTTAAAGAATTGTACTCAAATCTTTAGAGAGCCTTACACAATTACTGGTACTGCTATGGCATCTGAATACTATGGTGGAGACGAACTATCAAGACTACAAGCAAGAAAACTAGCTAAATTCAAAACTGATATTGAATGGGCTATGCTAACTAATGGAGACCTATCTTTAGATGCTTCAGCTGAAAATCCAAAAAGAACTTTTGCTGGATTTGGTATTAATAAATCAGCTGGTACTGGAGTTGTTTCATCATTAGATGGTAGAGGCGATACAAATCTTCAGTTAACAGAATCTTCAGCGACTATGGCAAACATAGATGCGTTGTGTGAATACATATTTCAAGATATGATTGGCGGAACAACATCTAAAACTGTATTTTGCTCTAATCGTTGGTTAAGGTTTTTAGCTGATAGAGTTAGAAGTGCAAGTGATTCAGGTATTTCATTGAATGCTGGAATGGGTTCTAATGTAACTGCTGGTTTAAGAGTTACTAATTTCCACGGTTCAATTGGAGACCTTAATTTCGTAGTTCATCCTATGTTAAATGGTGCTTTAGACAATTTAGCATTGGTTGTTGACTTTTCTAACTTCTCTATGAGACCATTAAGCGGTAGAAATACACAGCTTAGAACTGACGTAGTTCAAGATGGTAGAGATGGTAGAACTGATGAATGGTTACTAGAATGTGGGCCAGAAATCAGAAACGAACAGACTCACGCAATCTTAAAATTAGTTTAATAAACTAATAGCTTAGAAGCGTTATATGGGAGAGTAGTCGGAGCTCTCCCATATGACTTAACAATAATTAACAACTCGTTCACGCTTACCCAAAGCTTAGAGTAGGAGGAAAAAATGGGAAATTTACATAATTACACAGTACAAGAAAGTAATAACTTAAAACTTGGCCAAGGTGGTTGGGATATAGTTACAAATGCTACCATTAATTCAGATACATATGTTGCTATAACTATTTTAGTAGGAACAGAGGTTATAGAAGACAATACTGCAAGTGGTACAGTAACAGCCACATCAATTAATACTGATTTAGGGGATAGTATATCTTCTTTAGAAGTTCCAGTTGGATGCACAATATATGGAAGATGGTCTTCCGTAACTATTGGTGCTAATGATACAGCTATAGTTTATAGAGGTTAATAAAAGGAGAACAAATGATAACAGACGAAATGAAAAAAGAGTTGGTTGACAAGTATAATGAGCTTACAGCTAAAATTAACGAACTTAACCAAGAAAGAGTAAAAATAGTTGGCAAACTTGAGTTTGTTGAAGAAATAGAAAAACCTAAAGAGGAAGAAAAATGAGATACGTAGAAGCATACGAAATCATTAGAACCGCTTTAAAGAAATCAGATATGGAGTTACCTTTAACGGGTAACTTCTTATCTAACTTTTTTGATAAGCACGTTAATGATATAGGATTAAGAGTTGTAAGAGATAAAAGAAGCTTTAATATAACGCCTTCTGGATTATCTTATATGATAGGACAAAACGATTTTACTGACAGAGTTTTTAAAGTAGAAAGTAGTTCTAATAATGTAAAAACTTTAGTCCCGTATGTTCCAGATGCATCAATTCATTCTGGTTTAACAACTAATGAAGTTGATAACATTGGATATTATATATCACATTTAACAAGTAAAAATGGTACAATAACTGGAGCTACTTCAGCTAACCCTTGCGTTATAACCTCTGTTGCACACGGTTTAAGCATTAATGATTACGTTATTATATCAGAAATGACTGGAACTGGGTTAGCGGGACAATATCATTTGTTAAATGGTAAAAGGCATAAAATTACAGCTTGTGATGCAGATACATTTACATTAGAAACTAATACAACTGGTATGACTTCATATAGTTCTGATGGAGGTGTATGGGTACAAGATTCTTATCAATTAAATTTTACTAAAAAACCAGAAGGCACTACAACTATACATTATTATGCAAAGCCTAGAAACAAAAATAGTGATAAATCTATGATTGATTTACCTAACTCATTATTATCTGCACCTATTTACAGATGTTTAGCAGAAATGTTAAATTTAAGTGGTAATTTACAATTAGGTTCTGGTTATGTAGGTATGGCAGAAAAATTAGAAAAAGATTATTTACAACTAACAGCAACTAAAAAGTCCAGACAATATTTATTAAGACAACCGTTGCAAGATTTTATTAAGTAGGAGAATAAATGGCATCAATAAAAACACAAATAGAAGATTTAATAGGTTCTGTAGGAGATGATACATTAATTACAGATTCTGCATTAAATACAGCTAGAGATATAGTAAATATAACACCACCAGAAAAATTAAGCTTTTTTTTATCTAAAAGTGCTTCAATTACTAATGCTACAGCTACACAAGTAGAATATAGAAATAACATAAGTGTTTTTAGAGGTGGAGTAGAATGTATTGAAGTAAACAAAGGAATGGAAACTAAAGTTGATGATTCAAGCAGTATGTTTTATGCAACTATAGATAATCCAGTTTATATAATGGATAATACTGGCATAACTATAAAGCCAGACCCATCTACTTCTCCAAATAATGCTTTTATTTATTCTATTGCAATACCTACAGTAGCACAAGATACAACAATCCCTTTAACTGGTTTTCCAGATAATGCAGAGCCTTTATTAATATATGGAACAGCAATTAAATGTGCACAAAGATTATTAGCAGATAAAAGAGCTATAAATACTAATGCTCCAGCATCTCCTACTTTATTAAGTGCTCCTTCTATAACAAATTTACCAAACGCACCAGCAATTGATAGTATATCTAATGTAGCTTTAGACTTTACAAATACTGCACCTAGTTATATAAGTCCTTTATTTGTTGTACCAACGTACCCTACTTTAGATAATTTAACCTTACCTTCTCCACCAGCAGCACCTTCTATTAGTTTACAAAGTGCAGCAAATATATCAAGTCCGCCAACATATAATGGGCCAGTAATTGCTCCAGATTATGCTGATGCAGATAATTGGATTAATGTTGAAGAAGATGATACTATGGCAAGTGCTAGAATAAGCTTAATAAACACTAAATTAAGCGAATATAATAGTGATTTACAAAACTCTTTAAATGTTTTTAATAAAGAAAATGCAGAGTATCAAGCAAAATTGCAAATAGAATTACAAAATGCTGCAATGAAAGATGGTAAAGAAGCTAGAGATATACAAAAATATCAAAGTTTAAGCACACAGTATTCAAATGAAGTACAAGCTGCTGTGCAAAAATATCAAACTACAGAAATTGGAGAAAAAGTAGCTAAATGGATTCAAGAATATACATACAGAGTCCAAACTTACAATGCTGATATACAAAACAATTTAAATATATTTAATGCAGATTTAAATGAATATCAAACATTATTTCAAAAATCAACTAAAGATGCTGATTTGTCTATACAAAACAACCAACAATCTATAGAAAAATTTTCACAAGAAGTAAATAAGTATCAAAGTGAAGTTAATACTAAAATAACTGAAAATGCTACAAATGTAGATAAAATAACAAAAGCAAACACAGATAAATTGACAAAATATTCTACAGACATTCAAAAATATTCAATAGACATACAAGATAAACAAGCAGATTTTGAACAAATTTTAAAACAAATAGAAACATTAACGCAAATATATACGCAGTCATTAACTGGTTATATAGGAGGCGGACAAATACAACAAGGAGAAAATAGATAATGGCAAATCAAATAAGATATAATATAAGTGTTACTCCTATAGAAACTGTCCAGTCTGCTGATGGAGCTACTAATTATGATATTATAGCTGGAGAAGTAGCTGGTACATTAGGAGGTTCTGGTATATCTGTTGTAACAGATTATCATTCTACATTAACTAATGCAAAACAAGGATTTGGCGGTAACAATGCTGCTTCTGGAGTTAAATATTACGTTGATGCTAATGATGCAAATGATACTACATCTATATCAGCAGAAACAGCAATAAAATTTTTATTTATTAAAAATACTGGATATACATATTCAAGTGCATCAGCTTTAGGAGCAGCGTCTACATTAAGTATTAGAGTTACAGCTTCAACTACAACTATTGCAGTTTTAGACCCGGGAGAATGTTTAATATTAAAAGATGATAATGGTGCTATAAACGGTACTGATATACATTGTAGAACAGTTAATAATAATGGAAGTACTGGAACTTTAGATAGTGTAGCTGTAGAATTTTTAGCAGTTAAATAGAGGTATATAATGAGTAAAAAAGTAAGTTGGATGTGGGGTGGTAAAAAATATTATGGAACTTTAATTAGAGAAACAAAAAAACATAAATTTGCCAGAACGCACAACGGTAAAATAAAAAAAATTGTTAAAAGAGGTAAAAAATAATGTCTACAAAAAAAGATGCAAAATTAAAAGCAGCCGGAGTTTCTGGTTACAACAAACCTAAAAGAACGCCCGGTCATAAAACAAAATCGCACGTAGTAGTTGCTAAAGTAGGAACTAAAACAAAAACTATAAGATTTGGTCAACAAGGTGTAAAAACAGCTGGTAAACCTAAAAAAGGCGAATCACAAAAACAAAAAAATAGACGTAAATCTTTTAAAGCTAGGCACGGCAAAAATATAGCTAAAGGTAAATTTTCAGCAGCATATTGGGCTAATAAGGTAAAATGGTAAATGGCAAAACAAGTATTAAAAATATCTAATTTAAGTGGAGGTGTAAATAATTACAGCTCTTCTAGGGATATTGAAGATACGCAATTAGTTGAAGCTAATAATATAGATATTTCACAACCGGGATTAATTAAATCAAGCGGTGCTCCTATATCTCCTACAACACCAGAAGATGCTAATATATCTGGGTCTTCGGTAGCTGGTACGGGTTTTTATAGTTATTCTTCAGATTATAAAGCTTCTAATTATACAGCAAACATAATAACAAATGCACAAGATAAAATACCTACAACTAGCACGAATTGGAATGTTTCTAATAGCAATTGGACTGCAAATAACAATTATTTAAAATTTACTCCATCTGGAGCTATATCTGATGAAAGTGCAGCTACTACTCTAGCTTTAACTCAATTGACTGGAGCTGGTATTGAAAATAGTGCAAAATATATAGTTCAAATATTTATAAACGGAAGCTCATTTTCTAATAATATTAAATTGTATATTAGAGGAGGAGATGGTTATTTTTTTAATACAACTAGTAGTGCAATTACAGCTAATGGGTGGTATCATTTTGAACTAGACACGCATAGTGATACATCTGGAGACAGTATTAATATATATGGACAAGCTACTGGTTCTGGAGGAAATATACAAATACACGCTATAAATATATATAAAATGACAATTCCTCAAAATACAAATTATAAAATATTGTATGATTCTGGAGATACTGGGCTAGATACATATGTAGATACTGGAGCTACTGCAACAAGTGATTGGATAGCACAATCAAACGATTATAATAATAATAATTTACAATTAACTAATGGAACTACGGCAGAACCAGTTTTTACTACAGTTGATGGCAACTTAAGAGTGTGTGATTCAAATTTTGATAATACTAATTTACCAGTATGGAGAGGTTATATAAATAAAAGTTTATTTGGAACAACAGCTGGACTACAAGGCGATTCTGGAAGCTCTGAATCTAATAATTATTTACCCGGTTTTTACAACTACAATTCAATTGTAGAAAAACCACCAACTATTGCAGAAGCACAAACTTTTACTACTGATGGAACAGCTCCGCCTATGGGTACTTCTAACTCATACATAGGTTTATCAACAGATTTTACAGAAGCAACAGATGTAGATTATTTAATAGGACGTGGGCCGGGAAATACTTTAAATGGAGTTGAAGATGCATCTTATACAAATGCTCCTACTGGCAATATAGGTGGAGGTAATGTAGGTACTGGTGCACAAGGAGCCTCTATTAAACATTACGATAGTGCTGGTGAAGTTGGAAGTGTTGATGCTTTAGGGG